TTCTGCATCGCGGCTTCCAGTACGCGACCGACGACCTGAGCCGACTCGGCTCTGGCGCCGATCCCTTGGCGCACGTTCGCGACCAGCTTGCTGCCGCGATTGCCAAGAAGAAGACCGCCACCCTGGTGGCCCAGCTGGGCGGCCTGTTCGGCACCATCGCCGGCAACGGCGTCCTGGGAGCCAACACCGTCAACGTAACCGGCACCACCACAGCAACTGCGGCCAACTACTTGACCGCGGCCAACGTGATCAAGGCGAAGAACAAGCTGGGTGAGCGCGGCTCTGAGCTGACCGCGATTGCGATGCACAGCAACGTTGCTGCGTATCTGGAGGAGACCGGCTACATGCAGGTCCAAGTGAGCGGCTCGACCGTCTCAGCAGCCTCCGGTCTGCAAGGCGTTTCTTACAACACCTTCGCCGGTCTGCGCGTGATTGTTGACGACCAGCTTGGCGTGATCGGCGGCGGCACCGCCACCCACCTGAACAAGTACCCCATCTACCTGTTCGGGCAGGGTGTTGTGGCCGAGGGTATCCAGCAGGATCTCCGCATCGAGACCGACCGCAACAAGAGCAGCTTCCAGGATCTGCTGATCGTGGACTACCACTACGGTTACCACGTAATGGGAACCAAGTGGTCTGCTGCGGGCGACAACCCGACCAACGCCGACAGCTCCGGCAACCTTGCCGCTGTCGCCTCCTGGGGTCTGGCCTTCACCAACGTGAAGAACGTGCCGCTGGTCCGCCTGCTCGTGAACACCCCTTACGACACCGGCGTCTACTCCTCCTGATTCCGCATCGCGGAATCAACGCCCCCGCTCTTTGCGGGGGCTTTTTTTTTTTTGTTTAGGCGCCCAGCCGCATCTGCTCTTGGCGCTCAAACATGCCGATGGTATCGACGGTCATCTTGTAGCTCTGGGTGATGACCTGATTGACGAGGACGTAGGAGATCTCAAGCCGATCCGCGATTTCGGGCACTGTGACGCCTTCCTCACGGAGCGCTTTGATCTGCGGCACGACGTCCTCCCACTTTCGGGCCCCAGAACTGGGAGTATCTGCGGCGGCAGTTTTAGCAGCCCGTTTACGTGTGGGCTTGGCTTCACACACTTCAGGAGCGATCAATTCGTCAGGCATACGGATGGTCCAGCTACATACCGAGGTTTCCCCCCGCGCCCTGCGGGCGCGGAAAGCTCGGGGATACGGCACCGGCGCATGGCGACGAAATCCAAGGGCGGCGTTAGCGGCGCGAAGCTGTTCAAGCGCAAGCCACCCAAGCGTGTTCGCCAAGGCCAGGGCCAGCACAGCAAACCGAACCACGGCCGCAAGCAATGGCGCGGCCAAGGCCGCGGCTGACGCCGCGGAAACCTAGGCACACAGCGCCGTAGTCATGCCTGCGCCCAGCCTTGTTGCCACTGCCGGCGCCAGTAACGCCAACAGCTACTTGACGTTGGCGGGAGCGGCATCGATTGCCGACGGCATGATCGGCACCTTGGCGTGGTCCTCCGCCACCGAGGACAACCGCACGCGGGCCCTGATCACAGCCACCAACGGCCTAGAGACGCTGGAGTGGACGGGCGAGCGCAGCTCGACGACGCAATCGTTGTCCTGGCCCCGCACGGACGCCAACTGTGGCGACAAGGTGATTGCCGACGACGAAATCCCCCGCGAGATCGAGCTAGCGACATTCGACCTCGCCAACGCGCTACTCGACACCCCCGCGCTGTTGCGCAGCCAGCCCACCTCGCAAGCGCTGGTCACCGGCATCCCCAACCGCGACCTAGCCCGTATCAAGCTGGACGTAATGGAGTTGGAGTGGCGTCAGGACCGCGCCCTGAGCACCACCTCCCGCATCACGCCCCTGACGGTGCTGCCGCACCTGGCCTCGATCCTGGGCTGCCTGACCACCAGCGGCACAGGTGGCGGCGTCGGCGGCACCTGCGCTGTCGTCCGCAGCTGACGCCGCTTCGCGGCGTCAACCTAGCGAGGTAGGTGTTACCGAATAAAGTGGGGTAATGCCCACGTCTGCGCCCCAGCATTCGGAGCCCGAGGTCCGTCGGCGTCCCCGCACGGGCTACCTTGCCACGCCCCTAAGCAAGGACGAACAGCGCTATGTGGCCCGGATGTATCGGGAGCACCGCGGTTTATTGCGGTTGATGGGCCGCAAGATGTGCCGCAAGTACCCCTTCGTGAACGCGGACGACCTTTTCAGCTGCATCGACACGGGCTTTATCAAAACGTGCCGTGCCTGGAACCCCGAAAAGGGCACGTTCAGCACGCTCCTGACGGTATTTTGCGAGGGCGACATTTTGCATTTCATCCGGGACCACAACTGGATGGTGAAAGCGCCCGGCAACGTGCGTCGTAACGGCCAGTTAGCGCGCCGCATGTTGGACCGCGGCTCAACAGCGACCGAGGTCATGGCGCAGTTGGGGCTAACCGAGCCCCAGCTCAAGTTGGCGTTGGTTGCGACGCAACCAACGGACCACGACATCCGCGGTTTCGACCTGCACATCTGCCCCCGCCAGACGCCATGGGAGCGGTTAGAGGCCGATGAGGTGAGCTAGGGCAACTTAGGGGCATAGCTCCTTTCCGCTCCTGCCATGGCCACCGGCGCCTATTTCACCTCATTGGGGTACAAGTTTTACGTGAAGGAGGGGACCACCGCCTCCACCGCACCCACCGCCAGCACCGGCATGACCGAGGTGTTGTCGCTTAGCAACGCTGGCATCCAGGGCCAGAGCGACACGACCGACGTGTTGGACTACGGCTCAACCCAGGGTTTCCGGGCTTCGCTGGTGACGGGCCAGAGCTACACGATCCCGATGACGATGAACCTGGACCTGCGCGACGCGGGTTACCAGCTGCTGAAGGATGCGGCCCTGAACTCGACGACCAAGACGGTTGAGTGGTATCGGGAGTCGCCCGAGATGACCTCTGCCGGCGATCCCGAAAAGCACGCCGGGGTGGCCTTTGTGACGGACTTCAGCGAGGACATCCAGGCGGGCAACGTGGCCCAGGTGAACTTCACGCTGACGGGCTATGGCGCCTACACCTGGACTGCCGAGACCGACGCCCCTTGATGCGGGCCACTGGACACGAGCTGCTCCCTAAGTGTAGGCTTAGGGAGCTAAGGGTTGCCGTCGCGTGCGTTGGAAGCGCCGTGACGGCACTTTTTTTATGTGCGTCGCCTGCCTACGGGGTATCTTCAGAGCCGCCCAGCGTTGCTTTGCCCCAACTGGGCCCAGCGTTCTGCGAAGAACGGCAGGAACGGCTGTTCCCGAAGGGCGGGGGTAATCCAGTCCCGCCCCGGCGCCACGTAGTTATTTCGGAGCGTACCGACGAGGTAGCCGCCCCGTAGCACCTCCCCGGAGTAGGGAGCGGTCCAGCGGATTTGCAGCACAGTGCGTCCCTCTTCTGAGGTAACGGATGGCGGTGTTTGGGAGTTGAGCAAGGTGCCTGTATCGACGATGTCACGCAGACCTGCCGGCACCAGCCGTCCGTTTTTGCGTCGTGTCGCGACGGGCCACTGGAACTGGTCCTTGCTGATCTCCTGCTGGGTTTGAAAGGCGATGCGTGGACCGTAGTCCACGAGGATGCGTGCCGGCCGCTTGAGGATGCGATCAGCGTTCCAGCGAACGATACGCAGCGGCATTACCGCTGCCCCCGCGCCAGCAACTGCACCCTCTCGCCAAGCACCGCGTTGAGCGTGGCGCCCAGAAGCCCGGTATCGCCATAGGGCAGGCGCAACGCGGTGACTTCGCAGTCCACCGGCACCTCACCCCCGAACGTGAGCACGCCCTCGGTGCCCACAACAACGCCATTGTCAAAGGCCACCGGATCAACGGCGTACCCCTCATAGAGGGTGTCCACGACGTCTACCCCTGGCAGCGCGGTAGTGGAGACTTTTTCGGCCTTGAGGTAGAGCGCCACGGTGACCTCGGTGGTGACGGCCCTGACGTTGCCTGTCGCGGGATCCGTGACGACACCAGTCCCGGCCACCTGAAAGGTGGCGGAGGCGTTTGCGAGGGCGCTGAGAGCTGAGGCCATACCCGAGGTTTCCGCCCCGACGGGCAATCTCGGCTATAGGGAGGCGCGTAACCGGTGGCAGAGCAGCTCGGCACAGCGGTACTTGAGTTGCAGGTCGATGCCCGCGCCGCCGAGCAAGCCCTCAACGCTTTCCGCAGCCTTGTCGAGAGCAAGCTCTCGGACCTCGGCACGGGTGTGTTCGACGATCTCCAGGCCGAGGCCCAGCGCAGCGGCAAGCGCACCGGCGAAGCCCTGAGTCAGGGCATCAAGAGCGCCACCAAGGGTCTTAAGTTCGACGACCTCACCGAGGCGCTTGCGTTCAAGCCCCAGAACACGATCAGGGGTCTTCAGGAGTACCGCAAGGCTCTCCAAGCATTGCGCGACCAGCAGGAGATCGGCAGCAGGGCGGCCCAGGAGCTGAACAACCGCATTGCCGCGGTCAGCGCTGCGATTGCCAACGCCAAGAGGGACATTGCCTCGCTTAACGCAGAGCTGGCTCGGCTCGACGGCGCACTGGACGCGGAGATCTTTTCACGTCTGAAGGGCGATTTAAGCCAGTTTGGGGCCAATCTGAAGGCGCAAGAGGCTCAGGCAAAAGCTGCTGCCGCGGCGCTTCAGGGTTACCGCCAGCAGGCGGAAGGTCTCGTCCGAACGCTGGGCCAGTTGGCTGCCAAGGGAGCAGGCGAAGCGATCAAGCTACCAATCTTCGGCCTGCCCAAGGACGTAACAGGTCCAATCGACAAGGCCCGCGCCCAGATCGAGCGCCTGAAGAAGCAAGCGGAGACGGCCAGCGGCAAGGTGGCTCGTCTGAGTGAGGGCATTGCCGTTCTGGGCGCCGGCGGTTTTGCGGCCAAGGGCATTGTTGACACGCTTGGCGGCATCGGCAACGTTGCGGGCAACGTCACCGAATCTCTTGCCGGTGTCCGCGACGCTCTGGCGTCCTTGCCTGGTCCACTCAAGGGTCTGGGCGGTCTCGACGACATCTTCGGCAACGGCTCCCAGGCGATCTCGCAATGGGCAGCGAGTGTGCTGAGGGCCCAGAACGAGCTGACCACGTTGGCGGGTCCGCTGCAAGCGGTGACCGACGCACTGGGCGCGTTGGGCCCTGAGGCGGCGGCCGTCGGTGGCGCCTTGGCGTTCAGCTTTGCGGGTTTCCAGGATCTGATCAGCCAGAAGTTCAAGCCGGGCATTGAGGGAGCGCGAGCCGCGCTACGCGGCATGACCAACGACACCCAAGCCCTGCTCGAAGCACTGGCCCGTGCTTCTGAGGCGAGCCAGGGCATCGCCTCACTGCGGGATCTGCAGACCGCCCGGAGCGACGCCAGCAAGCGCCAATCGGAGTCCATCGTCGGCAGCGAGGAGAACCTCAGGGCCACCGAGGAGCTGATCGATCTGGACCGCCAGATCACCGAAGAGCGCAGCCGGCAGTTTTACCTGACGCAATCGCTTCAGTTGAGCGAGGAGCAGCGGCTCCGCATTGCGCAACAGCTACGTGATGCGGCGAAAACAGGCCAGCTGGCGTTGCCCAGCTCCCAGATGCTGAATGCGGAGGGCCGCGGCATCTTGCGTCTCAACACGGCCGGCACCAACGACGTATCGCCCGAGGTGCTGCGCCAGCAAATTCAGGCGGCCCAGAACCTCAACCAGGCCCAGCGTCAGAACACGCAAGAGCAGGTGCAACTGAATGCGGCGTTGGAAGCAGGTGTCACGGTTGCCAGGGTGCTGCTGAACATTGTTGAGGATCAAACTCTTGGCTATCGCGCTCAGACGCGAGCGCTGCGGGAGCAGCTCAACGTCACGAACGCGATCCGCCAGCGCGAGCAAGCGGCATCTGACGAAGCCCGCCGGCGTCTATCGAGGGAACGCCAGGACCGTCTCCAGCGCAAGCGCGAGCTACTCGAAGAGGAGATCGCCCAGCGCCGTGCGAAGTTCCCAGGCGTTCGCGGCCCCGGCGCCGCCCCAGGTTTAGGCGCTCGCATCAGGTCCTCAGTGCCATCAGCGGTGATCGGCGGAGCGTTTCCGCTGTTGTTTGGCCAGGGCATTGCCGCCAGCGCCGGCGGCGGCATCGGCGGTTTGTTGGGCGGCGTTTTGGGCGGCAGCGGCGGCGGCTTTGCCGGCTCACTGGTGGGCACCGCCATCGGCGCTCAGGTTGATGCCGCGG